TATGCGCCTCAATGCCAGCATCACATGATAGTAAGCGGTGTTGACCGTTGCTACTTTGTTGCTCTGTTTGGTGTACGCTGCCGCATCGAGTGGCGTATGCTTACCAAAGATCACAACTGGTGCGAAGACTATCTATCTAACTGCAAATCATTCTGGTCTTACTATCAAGGCTGGACACCACATGATCCTATTTCCCAGCCACCAGTAGATCATTCAGACATGTATGTTATGAATGTCAAAGACCTCGATGGCTGGTCTGATGAAGACAATCATCTGTTTGGTTTTCAAGCACAGCATATCATTGACAGCAAGCAAGCAGTCAAAGTCGCTGACGAAGCCAAAGATATGTTTAAGAAATTGATACCTGAGAAATGCCGCAGACTAGATTACGATCTGGATGGCAACCTCAAGGGTCATAAGATTCGTATCACACGTTCTCGTGCTGGTACTCTAACATGCACTCATATGTCACCAAAGGAGAATAAGGATGACTGAATCAGTATGGCACAATCTATCACGCTTTGACGTGTCCAAGGAAGTGGAACAGAAGGGTCGCTTTGACTATCTGTCTTGGACATGGGCTTGGGCTTTTGTCAAAGAAAAGTATCCAACCGCCAAATTTGAAAAGCACATCTTTCGTGACAATCAAAACAATCCTTTACCATTTATGCGTGACACCAAAGGTCATACATATGTGGCTGTTACTGTCACCATCGAGGATATTGCTCACACAGAGATTCATTACGTCATGGATCACAAGAACCAATCTGTTGCACATCCAGATGGCGGTCAAGTCAACAAGGCTTTACAACGCTGTCTAGTCAAAGCCATTGCTTTTCACGGTCTTGGCCTCAATGTTTATGCTGGTGAAGATTTACCTATGGATCTAGAAGAGTACGATATAAATGTTATCATTGATGCCTTTAAAGCATCAGACAGTATTGACTCTATCGACACAGCTTGGCGTAATAACACAGTAACCATAAACAAACTGTCTAAATCTGCGAAAGCTACGGTAACTGATGAGTTCAAGAAAGCGAAAAACAAGTTCAAAGCTGCATAGACAAGAGCTATGTCAAGCCTGTGCTGCATGGATAAATTGTAGCACAGGTGGCTTTGTAGTTGACGCAGCGGGCAACACAAAATGCTACCAATGTTATGTTTCTCGTGCTGAAATAATACACAAGCCAGATCACAGGCTTGTCGAAGCAAAAAGAAAGATGACAGATGCAAGTATTCTCTGACAGAAACTTACAACGGCTGCTTGCTGCATCTGCTGTAATCCTATCATCAGAATCACACGCTGTAGAAAACTGTCTGTGGATCACTGGCAAAGGTAAAGACGGTGACTACAGACAGCTTTTCGTATCCATTGATTTCACAGAGATTGATGAGATGATGATAACCGTAACTCTATCAAACGAAACTCGTGGCAAAAGCACTTATATGAAATGGGGTCATTCACGTTGGATGACTGAAGGTGAGGTTGCTGGTATATGCCACATAATGATTGAAGCTCTCCATGACGGTGATGGAGAGGACATCGTAATAATCAATTAACCCAACTAACAGTGGTGGGGAGGAGTCAACATGCTTGCTTATTTAATCAACCCTAAAGACAAAAAAATTTCTGCTGCCAAATACTCAGGCGACTATCAGGATATCTACACATTTCTTAACGATGCCAGAGCCTTTGACGTTGTTCGTTTATATGAGAATCGAGACGTTGCCTTCATTGATGACGAAGGACTCTATGTAGAAGATCAATACTTCTGGATTCACAAAAACTATCCAACACCCCTTGCTGGAAATGCTCTTATCCTTGGCACAGATGAAGAGGGTGAATCAGTACACCCAAAGACAGAGATTACAACTCTCAACAACGATGTGAAGTTTATTGGGGATAGGTTTGAGCTTGCTTTATTGCACAGATTCCACAAAGATATTGAGGATTACAGACCATTCTTTTTTGAATCAGAAAAGGGAGCAGCTTGACAGCCACCCCCTTCTCTTTCCCCACCACTGCCGAGTCGGGCAAGTGATTCAGAGATGATATAAAAAAAGAGACCCCCAGTCAAGGGGGCCTCAGGTTCTAGGGAGAACAACATGCCTTGTTGCCATTTAATGTTAGTAAAACTTAACAATAATAGGTATTCACATTATGTTTGAAGATGATCCACAGGCAGAAACAATAGACATTCACGGCAGATATACACCACCAGAGACAATTGTTATTGTCGATAAAGATGTTGGTATGGATTTAAGACCACCAAGGGAATTTAAATCATACAGAGAACGCAATAACAAATCTAATCCAGATGATGTCTTTAAGATATTACTTGCGAACACCCTTAATGCTTCTAAGGCCGAATGAAGCCGCTATGCTGGCATAAACAGCATACTGGAACCAATCTGGCGTAGCAGACAGTGCAGCGAACCCACGCTCAACGTAGGGCTGTGTAAAGGGTACAAAACACATGGCGATTATCAGAATAAAAAGAATAGTCCACGCCTCGTCCTTCCAGCTGTTATCGCTGGCTTGAGCCATAATCTTTTCCCAGCCAGCTTCATGCGTAGCAGCAACTTTCATTACTTCTGCTTCTGCTTCTGCTTTAGCTTGTGCAACTCTACCTTTGGCTTTAGTCTGCTCGACCTTAGATTCCACCCAAGAACCAGCTAGTGAAGCTATTGGACCAATCAATGCTTGTATCATTTCTTTTCACTTCCCAACCAAACTGCAAACGCTCCTGTCATAGCACCAGACACAACGCTAACCATTGCACTCTGCTGCGTACTAATAGTCTCCAAGCTCATTCCCCATTCCACTACACGAATATACATGATTGTCATAATAAACATCATTGCTCTTGGCAGTAGTTTGAGCTTTAATATCGTTTCGGCACTCATTTAACCCTCGGTGTATTATGGACGACTCAATCAGAAATATTGTATTAGCTAAAGCCAAAGACGCTGTAAAAGAACGTGGTGAAAATTATGGAAGTCCATCGGACAATTTTACTATAGCTGCGTCTCTTTATGAAGCTCATCTAGGCGTACCTATATCTCCATTCGATGTTGGGGCTTTGCATATTCTCAATAAACTCTCCAGATTACAGAACGATCCTACTCACTTTGACTCTTGGATTGACATCGCTGGATACGCTGCCGTTACTTGCGAAGCGATCTACGATATCGTAGGTACTCAGCACCCTCATGAGGGTCAGCAAAACATTGTACCCATGAGACCTCAGAAGGATTTGTCGGATCTATTACCTGAAGAATAGCCTGACCAAACTTCTGCTGCTCAAATCCTTTCACAAAAGCATATGTATCATGGTACTTATATCCTCTTGCTCTTGCAAGCCAAGCTGTAGTTTCCTGTTCCACGAGTTCGATATGTGCTAATGCCCAGTTGTGTCTGTGTCCAGAGATATACAGATGAGCATTGGATTTAAACTTTGCAGCTTTAATCTGTGCATGTAATGGATTCCACTGGCTATGCCCAGGCATATCATGTGCAGCTACAATACGGCACTCACGTTTGTTAGGAAATCTCAATGCAATACGAGCCTCCCAGTTTTCAAACAAACAATCTGTCTGTGCCATCCACTTCAATGGATCACCAGCACCAGACCACATATCGTGATTGCCTCCAATAAGAACCATAGGATTCATCTCTTGAATTAACCACTCAACAAGCTTCCATGCTGTTTTGTGTGATGTATCCTGCTCGCCATAAAGACGCCCTAATCTTCCAACCCAGTTATTCTGCTGGTCTCCAAGTGAGCAGCCATAGATGCCCTCATTGCTTTGGATAATGTCAATATGCTCTTTAAGAGAATCCCAGTCACAATGATTGTCATCAATGTGTGGGTCGCCTAACCATAACAAACCAATAGGATCATCAGTGTGCATCTGTATAGGAGACCACTTCTTTGATTCACGATACTTCTTTCGCTTTTTAAATCTTGCATGAAGATAATCTACAATCTCATCGACAGGAATATCATCATCTATCTTTAGGGGTGCTGTGTATCCAATATCAGAATCATCTATAAGGCCAGATGCCTTACCTATTCTGAGTCTGTATCGCAATGTACTTCTTGGGATTCCTGATTCTCTAGAAGCACCTCTTGTCCCGCCATGTTCTTTAACAAGGCTATATGCTTCCAGTATTAAGTCTGTTCTATTTTTTGACACAGTATTCTCCTAAATAATCAGTGAACTCGCCATCGCTGCACTGAATACTAGGAAAAAAAACAGGAATATAGCAATAGCCATTACTAAAACAATTAAAGAACCTATCTTAATGTTCTCTATTAATTCATCTTGAGCCTTCTGAGCAGCCCTTCTAGCGGCAATATGAGCTTCTTTGGCTTCTTGTATTCTGCGGTTTCTCTCAGCAAGAATCTCTTTCCAAGTATTGGGGCCAAAGCGCATGTTTACCATATTAGCTACTTCTTGTAACTTTTCCGCAGCAATCTTAGCGTCTATCATTTCTTGTGCTACTGACTGCACACCAAACTGATCTGATAAACCAACACCAGATTTACGATTACTTGCCTCCTGAACTTGTTTTTGACCTACAAATAATGCGTCAATCTGACCAGCAATCTCACCTATATCTTTAGCTGTATTGATATGTGTTTTAATAAAATCAACGCTAGATTTCACAAGAGCAATGCCAGCTAATGCAGTAGATATTGGCTCCATTATGACAGCATCCCTTTTCTCAAAGCTTTACACTTCCAACTAATCGGCATTAAACCGTGAACCATTTCGCCAATGTCTCTTCCCATAGACATTGCTCGTTGCTCACAAGCCTCTATTGTGGCATATGGCCCACGAACATCGTGAAACTCAATACATTCAGTTGGGGCTGCTATCGCACAGGCAAGTACGATTGCTTTAAACACGACCTTGAAGCTTTTTGATTATGGCCTTGATGCTGTCGGTCTCGATGATCCTGATCAAAACCCAACAGCCTGTCAACAAAGCAACAAAGTCAGGCACCATCGACATCCACGCAGCAAACGTGCCTGTTCCGGCGGCAACGTCTAATATGACTTTGTTTTCTTCGTTCATCACCCTACTCCGGCTTTGTCGGCCAAATCACGCTTGAAGGAAAGCCAGCTTGTGACGGTATGTCACGCAAGGCTTGGCGGTATGTAGTCATATCAGATGACATAGTAACATCACTCAAAGCCATCCAGTCTGTTTCAGCAAGTAACCTATCACGCTGGTTACGCACCGCTGCCTCAGCATCGGCTTGTGGCTTGTTTGATACAGTGTAGCCAATAACCCAACGCCCTGTTTCATAGCTATCACCAACAGCTACATCGGCAGGCTCATCATCGTCTGCTTGCCGTATGCGTGTTTCTTTTTGTGGCTGGGCATCACGAACCAGCGTCTGAACCAGTGGGTCATAGTCCGGCTCTGAGTTAGGCATAACGTGATAGATGCCATAGCTGGCTAAGATTGCATCGCCAATCTTTTTAGGAAAACTGGTCTGCGGATTATCACGGCGTAGGTCTCCGAGCGTGTATGGAAATTGCTCTACCCCCCCGTTTGCTGTTTTAACTAAAAGCATAATTGCTCCTTTTATGTTGAGTATTGGTAGACTCTGTTCGAGTTTCCAACGACATACATTTTTGAACCGTCAGATTTAAAACGAAATGCTGTTGGGGCAGTCTCTTGACTGGAAACAGAAAATGAAACTGAATTGTAAGATGCACTGCTTACATCCCAAGCTGTACTCAAATCATATTCAAATACAGCATCATTTGTAGCTCCAAGCATATACATTTTTGTGCCATCATCGTTAAAATTAATTTCTCGTGGGGCTGTGTCTTGACTGCTTATGCTAAAAGAATTTGAACTGTAGGACGCGGTTGATACATCCCAAGCGGTCGTCAGAGTATATTCATAAACAGTGGTATTTATTAATCCAATAATGTACAGCTTCAAACCGTCAGGTTTAAAAAACATACCGAATGGATTAGTTTCTTGTGAAGCAACACTAAAAACTTGACTATAAGAAGCACTGCTTATATCCCAAGCGGTACTTAAATTATACTCATTTACATCATCTCCATTCCTGCCCAAGATATACATCTTGGTGCCATCATCTTTGAAAAAGATAGTGTTAGGATTTCCTTCTTCATTACCTACATCAAAGGCTTGACTATAGGTTCCACTTGATACATCCCAAGCGGTACTTAAATTATATTCCTTCACATCAGTGTCACCAGCAGAAAGAGCGTAAAGCTTAGTTCCATCGTCTTTTAGAAAAAGACCCCTAATATCGGTATAAGGAATTAAACTAAGACTCACACTATCATAGCTCGCATTGGCTATATCTGGGTCAGTCCAAGAGGGTGAAGAGGTTCCTGTCGTGTACTTTCCAATCAAATAAGTGCCAGCCGTAAAATCTACCGCAGAAACGTACAAAGTTGAATCATCATCAGTTATGTGAATACCAGCAACAAATGCAGACGAAAGTGCGCCATCGGTTAAAGATAAAGAGCCATCGTAAGATAATGTGGACACATCAAAAGCAGTGCTTAAACTGTATTGATACAAAACGCTGCCTGAAAAACCTGCTACAATGTAAAATTTTGTGCCATCGCTGTTAAAATCAGTACGCAATGGCGAAGTTGTCTGACTAGAAACACTGCCATTAGTTGTGTATGTGGCTGTGGATGGATCATAAGCTGTACTTAACGCAAACTCTTGCAGACCATCGGCATTTAAATCAAGAATGTACATCTTTGTGCCATCGTTATTAAAAGTGACAGCATTAGGATTATCCGCTCCAGTAGTGTTTACTCCAGCGATAACTGCATATGTATCTGTTGATGATACAGTGTTCCCAAAATCTGCATTTAAAGTGTATTTTTTTACATTATCATTAGTGGCATCCAATGCCCAAATTATAGATGGTGACTGCATAAAAAGGTTCTGTTTTGACCCAGTTCCAATTGATGAAGTGTTAGCAATACTAATTGTAGATAAATTGCCCGCTGTACTCATTTCCAAACGTGTTAAATAATTAGTTGCAGCAGAACTATCTATTATCAACATTTTAGTCTCATCAGAGCTAACAACTAAACCTCTAAGATTTGTAATTGCAGTTGATGAAAAAACACTGTCAAATGTTGCAGACGTAAAATCACCGACCCCACCGCCACCGCCACCAGCAGACACGCCAGCCGTACCCATTTGTATTAGCCT